ACACCCCGGCGAAATGGTCATTCCAGCCGATCTGTCCAAGACAGCGACACCAGACGGTATAGGCGTTGGGGCAGTGTTCGGTGCCTTGATGAAAGCAGCTCAACCGGCGATCAACCTGATTGGAGGCGGTCTAACAGATGCTTTGCAAACGGCTTACGCTGCAATTGAGAATTCAGGTGTAGCAAGTAGAGTTTCAGCCTTAGCCCTCGGTGCCTTCCAGAAGGGAGAATCGAAGGACGCCTTGGACATTGCCAGTAATGCCGCAATGCAAATGGCCAACTTTATGACTGGCGGCTTATTGACATCACTCACCGATTTATTTGGAAGTTTCTTTAAGAAGAAAGAGGAGCCAAGCTGGGAGGTACTTAACCCAGATGAGTTGCATGGTCTTAAGGTTCATGACCCAGAACTAGCGGCAATTCTCAGGGAGGCGTTTGGCATTAAGTCGAAGGAAGACAAAGAAAACCTTGACGAAGTGTCGGCATCACTGAAAGGTGCTTTCGAGAAGGGAGAAGCTAAGGAAGCCGCCGATCAGAGCCTCATTGCCGAAATGAAGAAGCAGATTGCTTTCCTTACAGAACAAGATATTGCAAGCAAACTCGCTGACGTACCAGAACTAATTAGTGAGGGCGTGAATCATACGGTCGTTTCAAGGGACGAAGCACTATTTAGTGCGGTTGATGAGATGGTCGCCCAAATGCGGGGACTCAGTTCTGTTGAATACATGAATAACGTCCTCAGCAGCTTTAAGGAATTTAATGGCGAAAGCAAAAACTTGAAGGCAGCATCCAATGTAGCCAATGCGATCTCAAAGACTATAGAACAAAGTAATGAATTTAAGCTATCAGAGGAGTCACAAGGTCTTAAGGTACATGACGCAACAGTAACGGAATTACTTAAGACCGCTCTGGGCGTACAAGAGAAGACTGCTGAAAAGACGGCTGAAATAACGGCATCTCTACAGGGGGCTTTCCAGAAGGGCGAAGCTAAGGAAGCCACAGAAACTAGCGAGAACGTCTGGATAAAGTCAATCGGCGGTTTGATTAGTTCTGTTGGCAGTGCTTATATGGGTGTAGCCGAAAGACTTGGTCTAGGTGGCGTTGGTTCAGTTCTACAGAATGCTTTCGAGAGCTACACGTCATCGACCACAAGCATGTTGGGCGGGGTTGTGGGCGGCATGGGAATGGGCTTGTTTGAAAAGAATCAAGCCTCCGAAGCCATTGGCCTTGCACAACAGGTTGCGGACAACACTTTCCTTACAACTATCGCAAATGCAATGGGCATGGGCGGTGTGTTACAGGTCGCCAAGGAAGCGATCATGAGTTTGTCGGCTAAGATCAAAGAAGGTGAAGTTTCGCAGCTTGGCGAAGGTCTGTTTGACACAGCCAAAATTAGCGAAGCAGTTGATAGCTCTGTGACAGATGTTGTCAACAAGACCGTAGATAGAACATTACAACGTCAACTCGAAAACTCCTTCGAAACTTATAACGAGAGAGAGCGTGAAAGATTCCGTGGCACGGTTGAAGCCACTAAAGCACTTTATTATGAGCAGGCCGCTTCGGACGCTGCACTTGCCGCACAAAACGGCATGACACCGAGCGGCAACATGGGCGACATGAAATTGGTCCCGATGGATTATCGAGACGAACTTCGTGGCGAAGTCGGCATACTTGGTCTTACGCCATCGAGTCTACAAACATCGCTCGAACAGAGACGTGCTGGAGATCAGACAACTGCTACGGCAATCGCACCGGGTATGGACGGCGTGGAAGAGTACCTTACTAGGACTCAGGCTAAAAAGCTTGACATGCTCATTAGTTTGATGCAACAGGTGGTTGACAACACTGCTCAGCGTGTAAGGCCAAGTAGTGTTATTGGACCTGAGAGTGCAGGTGTGATGTCAGGTTCAAGACCTGGCGTTAAGAACATAGCACGTGACGTAACAAGAGGATTCTGGGATTTGGTATTTAGCGACACCACTCCGGGCTATGTCTTCAGTGACGGTCGTGGTGGTTCCGCTTAAGTCAACTACCTCGATCTTGAAGGGTTGGGGATTATCATTCCAAATTTCGTGTTTGGGCTAACCGATGGTTGGTGTTTCACGTCAGACGACATGGAGTTTGAAGACAAACCTAACGGACGACAATAGATAGGTTGATATCTACCAAACTTTATTATAGCAATCAGTCCTCAAAATAATTTGAGGTAGTCCTATGGGGATGCTTGCCCCTACCTTAAAGGGCAAGCCCACTCTGGTTGCTCGCTACGCTCGCTTCTGTCGTGGGTTTGCATCTACGACGTAGGGGTTTTCACCGACATCATGGTGAAGATATAGGAGATTGAGAATGCTGAATAGAAAATCGACCTTTTCGGGTGATCTAGCTTACATTCCAGATTGCGAAATTGTTATCCCAGGAGCCGGGTCGCCGATTAGAATGCGCTCTTTGCCAGACATCAGCGATAGTAAGTCGGCTGTGTATAATAGTGAAGGTATTATTGGTCGATCTTTTCCGTTATACACGTATTCACATTCGGCTGACAGATCATTAAACATTCAAATTCATTTTTTCATCATCAATCAAGGCGATGGCGAGAGAAACTTAGCGGACTTAAGAAAAATTCAGAGTGCTTTGTATCCTAGACCAGGTGGTGATTTAGGTGTGCCTTATAAGCCACCGCCGATTTGCACAATTAAATGCGGCAAATTGCTTGCCCAGACACCAGTTTGTGCGATATTACAGTCTTATAGTGTTAAGTTCCCAACCGAAGTGGCTTGGGACGAGGACACTTACTGCCCATATCGTTTTGATGTGGATACGAATTGGCTCGTGGTTTACACATCGAGCACTTTACCGTTCCAAGAGCAAATCATAACAGCGGGATACTAACATGACACAACCAATTACACCAGCCAACATTCAGCCATCTAAACTAATGGCACCCGGAAGTCGCTATCTCACCCAAGAGGTAATCTATTACGGTGAAAGGAAGTTTCTTACCTTCGCAACATACATTCGCAAGCCTTATAAAAGAAATGGCTCCGAGCGTGTGATGTTGATAACGAAGGGCGTTGAATATAGACCAGATTTAGTTTCATTTCAAGTGTTTGGTTATCCCGACAACTGGTGGAGAATCCTCGAAGCCAACGGGATGAAAGATATTTACGAATTTAAGGTTGGGAAGACCATTATCATCCCTAACCAAGTATTTTAAGGGTGAGTGATATGTCAATAGGATTGGGTTTAGGTTTAGGAATAGGCACGGCAATTACCATCGTGCAGTGCACGAAGTCAGAAAGGGCTCCTGGTGGAACGATTCCGTTCACTGGTGGTTGTCTAGAGCGTTATATTACAATCTCAGGTGGATGTGCTCTTAAATTGCCAGAAGAGGGACACTCGCTAGGTCCGTGGGTCCAGATTGAGTTTGAAGGTTCTGGATCGGTGATCACTGTCAGCAATCAATCATCACCGACAACGGACCCGAAACACGTCGCTGTCATCAAAAGCTTTGAATTTGGTTATTCGGACGGTTTTACAGTACGTGCGGTGATCCATGATCAACAAGGCGGCTCTTTTGTGAAGTTCATGGAAAATCTTATGAAAGACTGGATTTGCTTGAAGAGGGGTTCGCCAGCCAACGTGAGAATGAGATTCCAGTTCGGGTGGTCCAAATCCGGTTGCCCAGACCCAATTCCAGCAGCAAAATCAATTTGCTATTACGCTCTCTGTGATTCAGTTGAAACAAATTTCAGCGAAGGCAAAATTGCTTTCGAAATAAGCGGCAAGGATATTGTCAGCCGTATGTTCGAGGGTGGTAGTCAAAAGGTTTATGGCGGCAACGGCGATCAAGCCATTCACTTGCTTGACGCTGTTGAACAATTCATGAAGCAAGGTCCGCCCCCTAATGTCGCAAACATCAAATTCTGTCGGGTGGAAAGCAATGGCAAAATAGTTTGCGCCCCGAATGTTGACATGTTTGTAGCCAATACAGCATGGGAGAAAAAAAAGGGCAAGAAAGGCAAATACATTGCAGCCGGTGAAGATAAGTTGTCGGCTGTAAGGCGGTGGCTGCGTGATAACCCAGCCATTTCTCCTGCTGGTAGTGGTGGCAACGGTAGTGCACAAAATCGTATTACACAGTGGATTCCACAATATAACAGCCAAGTTCCGGGCGGCGAAATAATCTTTTGGGCGGACAAAAGACCACCTTGCGAAGATCAAAATGACTCTTATTGGGACGAGAATTGCATAGGCACTTATATTGTCAACGGTAGTAAGTCGAGTCCTGTAATTGAGTTTAACCCTAAGATTAGATGGGACTTTTCACGTCTTAGTGGTACTGGTGGTAACATGGGTGATATGCGTGCTAACGCAATGAATACGGAAGGTTCGCAAAACTTAGGTCGTCCGTGTTTAGGACGAAATGAGGCTCCCGGTGCTGGTCATACGAATCAGACTCCTGGTAGTGAAACCTCCCGTGAACACAGTGGTCCAAATCAAACATCTGACAGAAGGGATGCACAAAATGAGGAATTGAGAACTCTTAAGATTCTTGCCGATCCCATTGAGGCTGACCTTACTATTGTAGGCGACCCGACGATATGCCCTCCTTCAGAAGCATTGTGGGTTAAGAACGTGGCTATTGTGGTAGTAAACCCATTCCATATTATGCAGAATCATGGTAGCGGAGCTTGTGGTGAATGGATATCGAGACCAGCCTGCAATGAAATTCTTAGCAATAAAGCTTGGTTGGTTAAGTCTATATGCCATCGTATTGAAGCTGGCAACTATACAACCACCATCGGCGTAATGTTAACCACGCCGGGCGTTGACACCCCGCCTACAACCAAGCTTGGTGCGTGGACTGGTGGTTGGAAGCCTCCAACTTGTAGTTAGTGAGAGTTTGACATGGAGCGAATATGAGTCATGAAAGATTGCCCACAGCAAACATGGATTCGCTTAACCAAGAGAAGTTTCTAGCCTCCTTGGTTGAACGCATCAATGAACTTGAGAAAGCCGTTAATGCCATTGGCTACGATGCCAAAGCTTCTAAGAGACGGCGTTTTCCGACTAAGAAGCAAGAGTCGGTTCTGCGTGGCATTACGAGAGCCATGTGCGTAGAAACTATCGACCCGTGGAAGGAGAATCGTGTGCGGTTTTTCCACCCGATGCTCCACGAACCAGGAGTGCCGTTGCACAGTTTGCCGTTCGCCAACCCTGTTTCGTCAATGGGCGGTTTTGATGACTGCGGCTTGAATTGGGTTCCGCCAGCAGGTTCCACGCTACTGCTGTTCTTCGAGGGTGGTTCAAGAGACGCCCCGTTTTACATTGGTACAACTTGGCACCGTGACCGTGGCCCCGGTGGTCGTCAGCTCACTGAAGTTTATCCCAACATCCGTGAGTGGCAATCAGTATATTCTGGCCACCGAAAGGGATATCTGGTAGGACCAGACGATGAGTCTCAGGTATTTCCACCTTGGAACACAGAGAATTATAACGCCAGCGATATTGATAACATCGAGAATTTTGCCAAAGACCCACTTGAACAGAAGCGGGCCACATATCCACACATCTACGGTTTTAAGACACCCGAAAAGCACATGCTTAAGATGGTGGATGGTAATGCTAAGTGCAATCGTCGCTGGAAGCGTATTGAAATTCTATCTGGGTGTGGTAACTGGATGATCTTCAAGGATGACCACCTGCATTACGGTGGCCAGTGGTCTCACCCCAATTGTCCTCCACATCCGGGCGGTCAAGAATTGGACGTATGCTCGACTCACAAAGACCCATTGCCTTATTACACAGACATCCACGGCAAACCAATAGAAGGGAAGTCGCTTTGTGAGCCTCAATGTGAAGGCACACTACCCGCTCAGTGCTCGAAGATTCTGGGTGGTCACACTCCGACACCTTGCGATCCACAAACTAAGTATTGTGGCTCGCAAATAGGCACAAACCCGTTCTTCAAGCACAAAAACGAGTGTCGTCCCTATCGTGGACCGGGCACGCCTCAGAATAACCGCTGCGACTTGCCGCAGACTGGTATTCAGTTCCTCTCGATTGGTGGTCACACATGGGTCATGGACGACTCTGTTGAAGAGCCTCGTGGTAAGCCAGAGTGGGAGCGGTCTATGCAGCCATTCGATTTCGGTTGCAATGACAAGTGCTTAGGTCGCATGTATATCAAGTCAATGACCGGTCATTCCATGATGTTTAGCGACGTGGAAGAACTTAGCTGTTTGCGTGGTAAGGAAAACTTTATTCGCATCAAATCAGCCTCGGGTAACCGGATTGAACTGAACGATCACACAGTTGGCGAGAAAGGTTGCGGCATTTCCTGCCCGCCACGATATGCTGGGCAAGAGCGTGGTATTCATCTCCAAAGTACAAGCAACCATGTGATCAAGATGATTGATCACATGAACAAGCAGTGCAGCCCAACACGGAAGGAGGGCGGAGTACCAAGCCCAGATGCCACGGAAGCATTCATTCAAATCAAGTCGGGTTACGGCCTTGAGATGATGTATAATGATGCCAACCACCAGAGAATCACTCAGCGACAATGGATTCAGATTACGCACCCGCAGTGCGTTGATCCGCAAACCGACAACAAGTGTAACTCCTGCGACTCGAAGGAATGTCGTGGGCCTCACTTCTTGAGATTCCAAGGCAGGCCAAAAGGACGACCAGGTATTGTCTTTTTACGTGCTGGTGGTCACAGCATCAGACAGACTTATGATTTCGACATCGTTATCGTTGGCGATAAAGAAAAGAACCCGTCTGATAAGTTTACTTATGTGTCTAGGAAACACATCCGAGCCACGGAAGACATTGATTTCCGGTACTCAGGACAACTACATATATTATTCGCCGAGAAGCAGATTCTTCTCATGGCTGGGCGTGACTGCCCACCGCCTCCGGGCAAGAAATGCAAAGGACCGTGCTTGTATAACGTCATCGTAGCACGTTGCCCTGTATTCTGTCCACTCACCGGCATTCTCCACTGGACCGAGAAGGCCATGAGTGAAAGAGTATTCGCTTCAGCTTACCACCCGTGCCAAGTGCCGTGCGGTGGTGGGTGTGAAGAATACGAACAACGGATGGCTACGGCTCAGAACCAGCCGTGTAAGGAAGATGAAGAAGAAATTGATATTGATGCTGATTTTAGCAAGGATTTCAAGGACGTTAAGGTTCAGACCCAGCCGGGTAGCACTAAGGTTGATCCAAACACGGGCTCAACGATTGGACAACAGAATCCGCCCGGCAATACACCACCAAAAATTTGATCTAGCAGGGAGAATGAATGGCAATTAAGAAATTTTTGGGATTACAATATCCTTTCGTTAAGACGCCAAGAGGCATCTTAGCACAGAAGAGTGGCGTAGATCAAATCAAAGCTGATCTCCTTCAGTTGCTATTAACCAATCCAGGAGAAAGGGTGATGTTACCGGCTTATGGTACGCCGTTAAGAAAATTGATGTTCGAACCTAACGATCCAAGTCTTGAAATTATGGCCAGACAAATGATCGTTGATGCTATCTTAATGTGGGAGCCAAGAATCGTCGTAACTGACATTCAGGTTTCAAGTAGGATCGAGCGGGAAGACCTTCATAGCCAAGACACAAGTGATGAACAGGAGGCCATTCTGAGCATCAAAATTAAGTTCGTTGACCCAGAGAATATCTCAGAAGTTGAGGAGTTGGCACTAGAGAAACCTATTGGGGTATAAGTCATGGCATTGTCAAACTGTCCATTTGAAGTAACGCCTTATGATAAATCAAACATCATTAAGACGCCACAATTAGTTAATCTAAATTATACAAACCAAGATTTCTGGTCAATGAAGTCTAGGTTGATCGACTTCATCAAGGAGAGGTTTGCCGACAGCTTCAATGATTTCGTGGAATCTGATCTTGCGATCATGCTTATTGAGAATTGGGCATTCATCGCAGACACCCTGTCTTTTAAGATCGACCAGATTGCAAACGAAATTTTCATCGACAGTGTAAGTGAGGTAGACAACGCTTTCCGTTTGGCCCTGTTGGTTGGTTTCCATCCACAGCCGCCAATCGCAGCACGTTCTATGTGGTCAGCCACGATCAACAACCTTCTAGAAACAGACTTGTTCATTAGTACCCCTGTATCTATCCCGATCTCTACAGACGAAGGGCCTAAGACCATTGAACTGTTTGCAGCTGATCGTTTTGGCCAACCAATTTTCGGCGAAGATATTGTAATCTCAAAGGGAACCTTCTTAAACACGAGCATCGTGGGTCTGGAAGGCACTACCATCGAGCAATTTGCCACGGGTAGTGGGGAAATTAACCAAGTTATTGAATTGGGCTCTTACCCTGTTATCTGGAAATCAATTCAAGTGAAGGTGGATGGCAGCGATTGGACACACGTTGATTTCTTCACTGACTCCCAGCCACGCAAGGAGTTCCGTGTCGAATATGACCCAAATTATCGTGCATTTGTGATCTTCGGTAACAACCGTGCTGGAATGATTCCGTCGCCTGGCTCCGAGATCATCGTTAAGTATCGTCAGGGCGGTGGCGTTGCTGGAAACATTGTGACAGGTGTTATCGACTATCAAAAGAACTACATTGTGCCCGGATTCAACTTTAGAATCCCTGTCAATTTCAGGAACTATACCAAGGGCGAGTTTGGGTACTCTGGTGACACGATTGATGACATCAAAAGGAAGTTGCCACAATGGATTAGAACTCAAAACCGTATTGTATCTGGTGACGATATTGAGATATTTGCCAACCAATTCGCTACTGAGTTCAACGGCCAAATCGGGAAAGCCAAGGCAGTTTTAAGGAATCATGGTTGTGCAGCAAATGTGATTGATCTCTATATACTCACCCGTGATGGGCAGGACGGACTTATTGAATCAGAGAACGGTCTTAAGGTTGAACTAATGGAGGCACTGGAAACCAAGAAGATGCTCACGGACAAAATCTGTATCAAGGACGGCGTGGTTGTCGAGTGCGATGTAAATATCGACATAACGATGGATAAATTCTATCGCAAGTTTGAGGAAGAGTTTAGGGAAAAAGTGTTAAGACGTGTTAAGGGATTTTTCTCCTTGAACCATTGGGATTATGGCAAGACATTGAAAGCAATTGATTTGGTTAAGGCGATGTCTGACATCCCAGAAATTACGTCAATGGAAATTAACTTCCAAACGGATAGCGAAGATAATTCTGGTGAAATAGTGACGACTAGGTTCTACGAGATCATTAGGCCAGGAGCTATCGACATTAACTTTGTGTATGAGTAAACATGGCGCTCAAGAAGACCAATGAAAACCCACGGATCACGGATACGATCTTAATTGAGATCGAAACTCCCGATGTAAACGGATGCCTTACAGGTAATCCGTACAAGGTAGATCGTCTTGTCATTTACTACGTAGAACGTGACTTTTTAGGTTCTAACTTCGGTGAATACACAACTTACAAACCAGATGAGAAGCTTCAAAAGAAGCTCATGGACGCACATAAAGCTTTTTGTGCCAATCCGACAGAAGAAAATTTCGTTAAAGTAGAACACCTTAGACAAGAAATCGAATCAAAGGCACAAAAGAATACGTTCTATTACAAAGATCGTATCGCAGTCCATGTAGTCGGGTCGGAGGGATTTCCAGCATGGTTATCTACCGACACAGAAAATTCCTATCTAAAGCTTGAAGCTACTGACGCTGATGGCAATCCACAGGTAGGCAAGTTTAGTTATGAGTGGCACCCAAACGGCAGCATTCGTGAGGGTGACTATTTTGCTTGCTGGACTTGGACTCCACTACCTGCTGGTGACAAGTTGTCTGCGCACATTCAATTCTCGGTCAACGGTGATCCAGCCGCAGTTACGTCTTTGCCAGCACACCGAACACCAGAGGAAAAATATCAAACTCTGTTAGACCGTTACCTGCCCGAGATGTACAAAACGACACTCGTGGACAATGACCTAACGCCCACAACACTAGCAAAACTTAACACTGCTGTCGGTGACGGGTTTACGTTCATCGAGGACATGGCAAATCAGATCATCGACTTGTTCGATGCCAACGTATTGCACGAGTCGTTATTGGTGTATTTGTCAAATCTTTTCAACATAAAACTCAAATCGAGCGATCCGACTTTGTGGCGGCGCCAAATCAAGCAGGCCATCCCTTTGTTCAAAAAGAAGGGTACGCTAGACGCTCTGAAAGAAGCGTTTGCTCAATCTGGGATGGTGCTCCATAAGTTTACACAGTATTGGCAATTAACTTCGCCATACACATCTGAAGAGTCATTTAGGGTGAAGAAAAGCCCTACGTTCACATTGAGCAAAAACAACATTGTAACCCCGATAGACGACAATAATTTCGGCCTCTGGATCAAACGGGCAGGGACCACGAGTTACATCAAACTGACCAAAGACTACGTTGAGTTCGAAACGGCTGAGGACGGCACAGTACGGATGACGTGGATTGGGGACGAACTATCTGCTAGTCCCGTTCAATTACACGAAGGCGATAGGATCAAGGTGCTTTATCAATACAAGTCGATACCGAACAACAACGAACAGCAACTTGAGAACTACATCAGAGCATTGCCACTGGCTGACCAGCGTGACGAAGATGCACAGGAGTATCCTCTTAAGAACTGGAATGTAAGGCTGATTGCTGAAGAAGACCCGCTTTTTGATGTTTTAGTTCCTGTAAGACACCCTTTCCAAGACCCATTGATTTTCGGCTGGGTTAGAACAGAGTTCGCTTATTCGGAAAACATTTACAACATGGAAGAATACAACGGCTCAACGAGACCGTCGTTTGACCCGTGTTACATCGACAAAGAATTCTTAGACCCTTGCCGAGCTTGTTTAAGCAGTTTGTATACGGTTGATATAGGCATTGAAGATTTGTCAAATGACAGAATCTTAGAGGCTCAAGACATACTGAATGAGTACACGCCATTCCACGCTCAGGTTCACTCTATTAACTTTGCAGGTGAGACGAACGAATTCGTTCAACCACCGGTGGAAACCATAGAGTCGCTAATCACATTTGATAAGTTGCAACATGTGCTATCTGGCAACTCGAATCCAATCTTCCACCGGTTTATGGAGGGTGGATTGGAGAATTGGGTAGTTACTAGAAAGGACTTAACCGATCAGCTAACTGTACTATCTGGAAAGATTGGTATTGCTTACAGTGACCATATCGCACTAATTGCGCCAGATATTCTATTAGACAGTCTAGGTATGAGTCCTGACAGCCACATTCTTGAAGTATTAGCCCCATCAGTGAACGCTGGAACATACTACATCGCTGACCCAAAAAATAATACAGCTAGGGTGACTTCTACCGTATCGGAGACACCATCACTTGATCAAAGTGCTTTTACATTCAATTTATCGAACATTCTTTATGGAACATCTAATACAACAATCACTCAAGATAATCTCTATGAGTTGTCTGATGAAGAAGTGGATTTTGCTAAAATTGGTGTAAAAACCTTGTGGGACGTTGAGCACACCCCAGATTATACTGGTGGTGCATGGAAGGTGTTGATTCCAGCTTATTCGGCCACACCTTATGAAATTAAAGACATCAGGAATGGTGTATTGGTGCTTAAGGGCGACAATACTCTGCCAATCTCAAATACAAGCAACATAAGTTATACCCTAAAGAACGATTCGAACCAAAACATTGCCACTAGCGATTCTGGCCATCTTAAGGTGGAATTAAGAGGTTACGTTAATCTGAATGATGGCAATATCCTCGATCTTAGAGACTTTGCTGATGTAGGGGATTACTTGTTTTATGACGGAACTGAATACCTAATTGTAGAACTTGACGGAAACAACTTTTGGATCAAGGGATATACAGACGGCGATGCCGCTGGTGTAAGCACCCACACAAGAAGAAGGTTGGCCGATAAGCAGATCGGTTATTTCGGCTACAGGGGTCAAAGGATGACGACTTGGGCCGATCACGAGTCTGAATTTGAGATGGTAAATGGTCGGAATTCTCCTCCCGAGGACCAGATCAAGGACGACAGCCACTTTAAGGAAAATTTCTTATTCGAGATCGAGGGGGAGTATTACAAGATCATTGACATTGATAAAAAGGAAGTTGTACTAGCTGGCCGTGATCAGAATTGGAAAACCATGAACGCAGGTGGAACTGCTGTAGCTTATAAGTTGATACATCTACCCAAGAAACAAGTGAACGTAGGATTTATTGTGTTTGACTATCTTGATCATAACGGGAAAGACCCTGTTATCCGTGAAATCGAGTCCACGGTAGACAACAACACCGCAATCATGGCCTTATCGACCACGCCAGGTTCTGGTGTTCAGGAAAACGTATCGCAAGAAGAAGGAATTTCATTCTTCATCGAGAAAAGCGATGGTAAAACTTACGAAGGTGAGATATGACACATGGACTAATTCGCTCGAAGGGAGACGTAGAAATAATCACAGAATGGCTTGACGGCAGGAAAGAAATCCGAGAAATTAGGAACACGATCCTGTTAGCGGGGCGACGTGCGCTTGCGTCATGTTTGGCGAACGCCATAGGCGACAGCTTCAAATTCTTTATCACCCGTATGTTATTCGGCGACGGCGGAACAACAGAAGGTGTTAAGAAGTTTGTAAACGCCAACCGTCAGGGTCTTTTCGGGGTCACTCGACTTTCGAAACCAGTTCTGGCTAATCTGGATACTTCTGTTCCAGCACAAGTGATTTTTACCTCGGTCATTAAGTTTGACGAGGCTGTTGGCATTACGTTGAACGAAATGGCTCTTCAGATGGCAAACGGTCAGCTTTATAGCATGACGACGTTCCCAAACTTAAATAAGACAGAGGAAATGCAGATAACTTGGAACTGGCGATTGAACTTTATCTAATGGCCCTAAATACCTGTGAATCAACAGGAGAGTGAATAATGCCACGTATTGAGTTAATTACAGAAGTATATTATCGGCCAAACGACCCGATCCATTGGGAGATAGATAATCTGCCGCTACGGGCCATCAACCGTAGGCAGAACCTTATCAATCTAGCACTGGATAATGTAATCCAACAGTTGCGGGATGCAATTGGCACACAGGGTTCTTTCGCTAACAGGCTTAATCAGTCAATCAATGCCGATGGTAGTCTTAAGACTGAGGCTGTTAACAACACCTTACACAGCATTGAAGCCCACGAAGACAGCGATCTTTACGTTAGGATGACAAGAGAGCAGTCTGAGAAGCTCGATCTGATTGCCGACGAAGCTACTTCTGTTTCTTTAGAAATTTACACAGACGACACTACTTTTATATCGTTCAATGAGGGTGTTCTAAAACTTAAACCTTCTTCTACGGTGCAACCGAGTTTCGAAGCACCTGACATCCTCAAGTTAAACTTAGCGTTCCCTACTGATGCCGCCCATAGGCATCACTACGGATTGATTCCGGTTCATGATAATTTAGTCAATCCTGACTACATGAACTATAAAGTGACATCGACCAACACAGCATTTATCGAGGGTTCGCTAAGAATTTACATTAACGGTGTACGAATCTTCGAAGATGCAGAGGTTTATGTGCCTGGTTCTATGGTAGACGATCCGTGGACGCTCATCAGCTTCACGCCAGATCACGAAGCTGGCACATTCACACTTTCAGCAGCCATCACCGAAAATGACGTGATTCGTATAGACTTTGACGAAGCACTAAGTTAAAATAAGGTTAGTCTAAACATGGATGTTGGTTTCATTATCTTGTGCCCCGATAGAAATGTTGGTGGTCTTAAAAATACATTGGGTTCCATCTCCCATTATAGCTACAATAGAGAATCTATCTGTGTTGTTGGCAGTGATGTTTCTGCCAAAGAAATAAATGAGATGAAGGCATGCTGCCAAACTTACAAAGGCGAAAACACTATCACTAGTCTGGTGAATGTTGGCATGAAGAAGCTCAAGCACGATTGGGGCTTCATCATATTCGCTGGCAGCAGAATCCAGAATTATCTTGAACGGAAGCTCTCGATTTTCACTACAAAAGATTCCGACATCCTCTTTCCAGTCGTTGACAGGAAATGCAACTTCATCGAGGGTTCGTTTAACGGAGTCCTCATCAACACAAAGTTTTTCGCAGAAGTTGGCGATTTCCCCTGCACGACAATGAAGAAGCAAGGCTTGAACGATTTTGAGTTCGCTAAGATGCTTTGGGCCATTGAAGCAGTGGAAAAAGGCTGCACATTCAAGGGAATTGTAGGAATGCGAATCATCTAAATATGATTGCTGTATCGGGGCTTAATTTATTCGTAGAGATTACCTGATTTACGGCGAGAAAGCCCCTACTTTCCAAAGAAAAATTTAGTCGTTCAGCGAGCGAAGCGAGCATTAAGAACGACCAAACCTCTTTAGGGTAGTGGGATAAATTGTCGCCATAGGACCAACTCAGGATTATTTAGGAATGCCTCTGATTGAAATTGATTTCAGCACAACAAAATACATCTCTGAAAATCAGGTATGACGCCACTTAAGCGGCTATCATCCTTGTTCTTCGATATATTTTTTGATCGTCTCGGTGGATACATCACCTGTAGAACAAGTGAACTACCGCTACCCTAAAGGGTAGCGGCTTCCTGCTTCAACCTCAGTCGCCTTTCATCCAAAGATGAGGTAGGTCTTATACCAAGTCCAAAGGCTTAACCTCCTTACGTTCCGTAGGTAGATAATCCTCTTTCGAGGGTATTCTCATTACATCACAACTTGGTTTTCGTTGCGATATATTATCATAGTACATTCAACCAGATTTATCCAATAGAAACCAAGATTTAGTCTT